TTTAACAAGTTTTTTATTTTTAGATTCAAAAGATTTGAAATCTTCAAATAAATCCGTATCTAATACATCATCAACTTTTGATGTACCTATATTATCAGCTATAGCACAGAATAGTGCTTGAGCACTTTCAAATTTTGCTGTATCAGACATATTAACTCTCCTTGTTGTACTATTTATACAACATTAGGACAGAAATGTCAAGCGATTATTGGTCTTTGATATTACCGAGGGTGAGGAATTCGACAATGCCCCCATTGGGTTCCCATTGTCTATGTTTATTTTGATGTTTTGTAACTGAGTCTGCATCCTCTTTAAAGAAATGCTCGCAGATAATCGATCCTGTGGGTTTCTCAATGCATTGCCACAGGATCTTTCTATTCTTTTTAACCATTACAGTTTCATAACTCAACTTAGTATTCTTACTACTAGGTCGTTTCTCTCTTTTAGAAGAACTGATTTGTCTTGATCTAGATAATCTCATTATTAGTTTACCTTACTTTTACCTTTAAATACTATTGATACATTTTCAAGCATTTCATTTTCAACTGACCTTAATATATAAGGTATTCTTGCGTCAAATACTACAACACGACCTGTTTTTGGCCAACATGATTTTACAATGTTTATATTTTCATCACCATTAAGTCCATAAGGTGTATTGATAGCCATTGCTTTCATTTCTTCTGTAAGATTAGGTGTCCAGAACTCAATCGAACCACCATACTCTGGTTGCCAGTCAGGTGTCAAATATACAATAACTATATATTCATCACCAACTTTTGAGTCTTGTTTGATTTTACCACTACCTTTATTGTAAGAACTAATATAACAATCAGTAAGTTCAATACCAGGATTTACTTGTTGCCAAAGTTCATCTATAGGAGTATTGTCATCATCATTTGTTTTCAGAGCGTGCTCATAGTATTTTTTTATATCTTTTTCAGATATCGTATCGTCTGAAAAATGTATAATTTCGTGATAGTCACCGCCTTTTAAAGCATCAGCATTTATACTATATACTTTACCAGTCTTTGTATTTGTAATTTCAAACCTATTAGGATCTTCTGGATTACCTATCGATTTAATATCAAATTTTTTTTCGTCTGAAGCAGTATTTACTACTGTTTTTAGTTCTGAAAATGATTCAGGATTATTCATATCAATTACTTTTGTCATATTAGTTATCGTATAATGCTACTAGCGTTCTATACTTACTTTGTGCCTTTGCTAGTGCTTCTACTTTCTTTTCAACTGTTTCGATATAGTCAATGTGTTCGGCAACACCTTGTGGGTGGTCGAAGAATGTTTTTAATTCTGCTTTACCCATTTCGATATCTGCTTCAACTTTTTTTATTAGTGCGTCTTTAATCATATATTTCTCCTAAGTTCTCCGAAGAGTCTGCTTACGCAGACTCTTCCGTTGCTGGTGCTTCTTCAGCAGGTGCTTCACCATTAGTTGCAGGTGTTTCATCTGTGATTTCAGCGTCTGCATTAACATTATCTGTTAAGTGCTTAGCGTAGTGATTCAATACAATCTTTGCTTCATTGATTTGAAGATTCAATTCATTGATTCTATTTTGAGCAGTCTGTGCTCTAACGATAGCAATTTTAGAAGCGTCATCTAATTTTGTTTCGTCATATTGTTTTTCATTTATAGTTACAGTCATTTTACTGTTCCCTTTCTTTGTTATTAATTTATAATTTTACTACATCACTAGCGGACATTTTGCCTCGCTGTTCAGTAAGCTCATAAGTGATTATATCACCTTCGTCAATACTAGATATATTTGATGCCTGTAATGCTGAAATATGCAAAAATGCATCCTTAGTTCCATCATCAGGTTCAATAAACCCATAACCTTTTTTAGTATCAAACCATTTTACTTTGCCTTGTGCCATTGTGCCTCCTTTCTAAATTTTAAAGTCTGAAAACTTGCCTTGTTTTTCAAACTTACTTGTTATAGTAGATGATCTATCTTGACCACTATCTACTAAATCTTGTTGAGCGACCTGTTCAACATCATACAGCCGCATTTTAGAACGATCAACACCAATGATAAACTTACGATTTAAAGTTGGGTCGTTATATCTATTCTTCAATTGTTTAACCATTATCTGATTCTTTTCTTCTAGTTCCTCAGATGATATTAATGCAAACATAAAGTCTGCTGTTGCAGGTAATCCAAAACTTTCAGATGTATCTTCTAATCCTACATCACTACTTACAAAACCACCACGAGTTGTCTGTGTGGCAGAGAAGATAGGAATATCATTCTCTACTGCAAGACCTCTAAGTTCTTCAGCGATTGATTTTATATATGTGTATGAGTTAACATTTGATCCTGCTTTAAATCTAGAACTCGAACATATATTTAAGTAATCAATAAAAACTATATCTGGTTTAAATGACTTCTTTAATGCCAGTTCATTTATCAAAGATTTGAAATGACCTGTATGAGCAGAAGCAGTTGGATATTCTTTAATAATTAGTTTACCTGTAGTCTTACTTTGTAGTTTATTTATCTTAGTTTCATACATCTGGTATGGTAATTCTTCTAAATCACTCATACCTACATTTAATAGATTAGCGTCTATTCTTTCTGCAATTCTTTCTTCTGCCATTTCCATTGTAATATATAAAACACTCTTACCTTGTAATAAGATTGAAGAAGCAAGGTGTGTCATAAACATTGTTTTACCAACACCAGTACCTGCAAGACAAATATTTAAAGTCTTTGATGGGATACCACCTCTTGTTATCTTATTAAAATAGTCTAAGTCTAATTCAAGTCTTTCTTCTTTAGTCCTATAGAAATCATATCTTTCTTTTGAATCTTCTAAATAATCATGCCCTACTTTTTGATCGAATGAAACAGCTAAAGCATTAGATAACATTTCTGGTAGATACTCTGGAGTATGTTCTTTGTCTTTACCATCAATGATTTGAATGCCACCAAGTATCGCATTATGAATAGCACGATCTTTACAAAACTTTTCTGTAGTATCAACTAACCAGTTCAGATCAACTTTAACTGGATCAAGTGTAGATATAATATCTGTAATCTTTTTATATTCATCATCATTAACACTTTTATTAGAGTTAATTTCTATCGATAAAGATTCTTTTGTAGGAAGATTGTTGTACTTTAATACAAACTTTTCAATCTCTCTAAACAAAATCTGTTCATGTCTATCTGAAAAATATTCTTCTTTAAGAAAAGGTAAAACTTTTCTTGTATATTCTTCATTATGAATTAGATGTTTAATCGCTGTAGTTTCAATTCTTTCCATATTTATTCTATTGGTTCCAATTCTAGTTGCATTTTTTCAGATTCAGAATGTTTATCTTGTTTCATTTGCTCTTCTAATAACACAACTAATACATCACCAAGATGATCTATAAAGTCTTGACTATCGGTGTCTGCCATAATACTATTTTCAATAACAGTATAATCAAACTGCATAGGCAAAGCACCTTCGGGTGTCTTTTTAGATTCATCAGCAAATCCTACATTACCATACTTGTAAACTATACCTGCATACGGTCCACTAATGAGTTTAAGTGCTGTAAAGTCCTCTCCAGGCTTCTCTACAAACACATAATCTTCTCGGTGTTTAGGATTTGTCGATTTGTGTATCGGTGTCGGGACTTGTTTCAACTACATCTCCATATTTAAATTCTTTTCCACATACATCATCTAACTGTTGCAATATCTCTGGTGTGAAATACTTTGTTGGATCATTGTTAATAGTCTTACCAAAAGTTTTAGTGCCATCTGGTAGTTCGATTCGTGTAGAAACTTGTTTAAATATATTGTACTTCAATGCTAAATCTAACAGACCATAGTATCTATCTAAACCTTTATCATAGGTTAATCGAACATCTACAACTTTATTCTCTTTTGTGAGTCGTGATTTGTAATTCTTACAATGAATAATATTACCAATAATCTCTGTGCCATCTTTTTCTTTTCTTTTAGAAAGGTAGACAATGGAACTAGCTGCATATTTGAGACCAGAACCACCGCCCATTTCTTTTTGAGGAAACATACTACCTATAACATCATAGGTATGGTTAGTGATAATAAGAGGAACTTTTGCTTTTCCTAATTTTAGTGTGAGTACTCTAAAGACTGCTTTTACAATCTGAGCTCTCGTCATATCTTTAGTTTCTTTTCCTGCCTGTGTATCTTCAATCTCTTTAGTAGTTGATAACATACCTAGAGAATCTAATACGAGCAATAATGGTTTTCTTTCAGACTTATCTTGAGCAATATATTTTTCTAATACAGTTAATGCTTGATGTCTGAATTCTTGTACGGTAGTAACTGGCATAACAACCATACGACTACTATCTATATCTCTTTCTTCAATAATTTCTTTTGAGATTGCTGATTCTGATTCAAAAAATATAACACCACCATCTGGATTTTGATCTAAGAAATGTTTACACATTCCTAAAACAAAGAAAGTTTTACCTGTTGCACTTTCACCTGCGATAGCAGTTATCTTATTAGAAGGTAGACCTTTGT